CAGTGATATTACATTACCTAAAATTGAACATAACATAGGATTCGCTTTATCTCCGTATGCGGCTAGTAAACAAATAAATGAAGTGCAGGCTAATACATATCATATAGCATATGGAATGGAAACGATAGGATTGAGGTATTTTAATGTATTTGGTCCTAAACAAAATCCATATGGAGATTATGCGGCTGTTATTCCAAAATTTATTAAGATGTTAATGGATTCTGAATCTCCGACTATCAATGGAGACGGTTCATATTCCAGAGACTTTACATATATTGATAATGTAGTTCAAGCAAATGTGTTAGCATTGACAGATGGTAATATTACTGAATTTGGAAAAGCTGTTAATATTGGAGCTGGTAAACGTACTTCAGTATTAGAACTTTTCAATTTAATTAACGATGAATTAAATTCAGATATAATGCCAACATTTGGTCCATTTCGAAAAGGAGATATTCCAAATTCATTTGCTGATATTGCATTGGCGACACAATATTTAGGTTATCGGCCGACAATTAATATTAAAGAAGGTTTAATTAAAACAATACAATATTTCAATGAAAATTTCAATAATTCAGCCTGCAAGAAATAACTTAAAATACCTTAAATGGTCTTATAGTTCAATTAGAAAAAATGGCGGTAATCATATTATAGAGATATGCGTAGCAGATGATTTTTCAAATGATGGTACTTGGGATTGGTGTAATGAAATGATGAAATCTGACCCAAATTTTAAGGCCATTCGTAATAATGGTCCTGTAAGATTGGGACACACTATTTTGTATGATAAACTTGTAAATGAGGTGGCTACATCTGATATTTGTATGATTTATCATGCTGATATGTATCTTTGCCCAAAAGCAATAGATGAAATAGAAAAACATATCGCTCCTAAAAAAATCGTATCATTAACAAGAATTGAACCCCCATTACACCCAGATGGTCCTGAAAAAGTTTTATCTGATTGGGGGGTTGAGCCTGAACAATTTAATGAATTAGACTTTTTAAATTGGTTTAACATTGTTGATAAATTTAAAGGTAACGAAATAACTGAAGGTATATTTGCTCCATGGGCTTTTATGAAAGCAGATTTTCAAGAGATTGGGGGGCATGATTCGTTATATGCTCCGCAAAGTAAAGAAGATAGTGATATTTTTAATAGATTTCAATTGAATGGAGTTAAGTTTATTCAAACATGGAAAGGATGTGTCTATCATATGACATGCCGTGGTAGTAGATTTAATCCTACACTAACTACGCCAGGCAAGAATAGTTCCGAATGGGAAGCTCAAAATATGAGATCTACTCGCAATTTTATTCGTAAGTGGGGTCATTTTGTAAAGCACGATGAATTTATGAAACCAATCATCCCCCACAAATATGGTGTTGGGTTAGTGGTTAAGAATTGTAATTTAAGAGCATTAGAACCTTGGTGTGATAAAATATATGTAGATGATGATGTGATAACTACCCACTATATTGATGAGGAACAAAAAAACACAAAGTTTGATTTAAGTAGTAAGGTTCGTTTAATTCACAGCCACGACCCTATTTGTGAGAACGATATTGTTGTTGAGTTTGATGGAATGATGTTAAACCAAAATAATTTTATATTTATAGAAAGATTATCGGAGATTTTAACAGAGAATGAAATATCAGTTGGTTATTATGAAATGGATATATTTAAATTCCACATTAGTTCAGTAAGACATTACGAAAAAGATTTAATAAAAATTGGTTAATAATTATGCCTAAAGTAGATTTAAGAAATTATGATTATGGAGAACCCGCCGGATTTGAAAAGTTTAAGCCCAAAAAGGGGAGAAAAAGTGAGAATGTTGATGACATTCTCCAACCACAAGGGAAGCCTGTTAGAGGGGGAGAGAGTGAAGATAGAAGAGATATTACCAAAAAATGAAATAAAAATATCAGATCCATTCGGAATTGAGTGGGTTATTCCAAAAAACTACCTATTTATATGAGGTAATTAAATTTAGTTTTGTCAATTTCAGCTGTGTTAAAAAATGAAAGGACAAAATTATGAAAAGATTTTTTATTCAAATTTTTCAAGACGAAAAAGGATCATTCTCATCAAAAAGATTTGTTGGTATTATGTGTGCAATAACATTATGTGCTACAATGTATCACAACCAATTTACAGATGCAAACATCGCACCCGCCGATTCCTTAATTAATGCTGTTGCTGCACTTGCCTTTGGGGCTTTAGGGTTGGCATCAGCAGATAAGATTTTCAAAAAATCTAATAAAGGGGAAGAATAATTATGGGGCTTTTTTAGGTTATTAGTTAATCATATATTAAACTACGATTCAACTCTTTTAAGGAATCAATGAAAATGAACATATTGTTGGATAGTATTTTATCCTCCGAAACCGCAACATACCAAAGAGAAATAAATAGTGAACTTAAACGGGATAAGAAGATTAATAAAATAATGAGTGTTAGTTGGTTTTTATTCTTTTTTTCATATTTATTGTAAAATATATATTAATTATGAAAGAAATATTTAAGGCGATTTTAAAGTATTTATTCGCAAACACAAAATTAGATGAAAAAATTGCTGATGTATTTGAAACAGCAAAACCTGAAGCAGCTAAATTAGATAAGAAATTTGATGATTTGAAAGAGGGCGTGGAAAAAGAAGAGGTTGTTGAAGCTTGTGAAGTTAAACCTGTAATTGAAACCCCAATTGCCCCTTCTAAGAAAAAACTCAAACATAAATCTAAACCTAAAACCCTTTAATCATGGATATAAATAAACTCAAAGGACACATACCCGACACAGTTATTGCTCAAATACCTTCTGTAATGTCAACTTTTAAAATTGACACAGCTCTTAGGTTATCACACTTTTTAGCCCAATGCGGACACGAAAGTGCCGGTTTTAAAGCCATTCAGGAAAATCTAAACTATGGAGCTAAAGGTTTATTGGGTATTTTCAAAAAATATTTTCCAACTGAAGCTAAAGCTTTACAATTCGAAAGAAAACCTGAAAAAATTGCTAACTTAGTATATGGTAGTAGAATGGGAAATGGTGATGAAGCATCGGGAGATGGATATAAATTCAGAGGCAGAGGATATATTCAATTAACAGGAAAAAGTAATTATACTGCTTTTGGTAAAGCCATCAATGAAGATATAGCCGCTAACCCAGATTTAGTAGCAACAAAATATCCTTTATTATCAGCTGCTTGGTTTTGGTCAAGTAATAGTTTAAATGCTTTGGCCGATAAAGGCGCTGATGATGCAAGTGTAACAGCTATTACTAAAAGAGTTAATGGTGGAACAATTGGTCTTGCTGATAGAATTAAACACTTTAAAGAGTATTACGCATTACTTAAATAAAAAATGAAATTTCCAATATCATTTGAAGATTTTATAAAAGACCCCATCAAAGCCATTATGTTTTTGGTTTTGGTGGGGATCGTTTTTCTTTATATTGATAATAGAATGGTTTACAAAGAACAAATAGAAGCCCAAAAGGAACGGATTGTTAAATTAGAGCAGGATGTTGAAAAATTACAACAAACTGTGGTTAAATTGGTCAAAGAATGCAATTAAAGACAAATATACTTGGAATTAGTATGGCCTTTGTTATGGGTGCATATATTGGTTATTATTTTGGTAATAATCATTTGCGTGAGGATTTTAGATTAAATGAAGAAAATCTAAGAGACCAGATAGATGAATTACATTATGAATTGCGTGTAGAACAAACTGGGTATGACCCATCGGTTGATGATGAGTTTAATCAAGTTAGTGATTCAGTTCACACTCCCACCAAAATCATAAAACGGGGGGAAGTAAAAAAAATTAAAACTTATGTAGACTCTTTGGAGTTTATTGCCAAAAAAAAGATTGAGTTGCATCGAATAAAAAAGTATAATGATAGTGTAGAAGAATATTTATTAAGAACCGAAATAGATAATTCAAAAAAGGAAAAGAAATGAAATTATATACGATTACTGATCCAATGATATTGACAATAACCGCCATATCAACCACAATTGCATTTATTTGCAGTTATTTTATGCAACTATATATGAATAATCAGGATCAATATACGGCAATTATTGGTGTGATGTTTTTAGATGGTATATTTGGAATAATAGCAGGATCCAAAAGGGATGGGTTTAAAACCTGTAAAGCCCTCAACATACTTAAAAACACCGTTGTTTGGTTGATGATATTGACTGGTGTTTTGATGATAGAACGCGGATTTTCAGGAACAAGTTGGTTGAGTGAGGTAATTATTGTTCCATTTATGGTATTTCAACTGATTAGTGTTCTTAAAAACGCTTCAATGGCCGGGTACATAAAAGCTGGGTTATTAAACGAAATACTTAATAGGATAGATAATCATAAAGGAAAAAGATAGTATTTATTATATATGGATAATACTAAACAATATAGTTGGAAAGAGTGGATTTCAATTCTCCAAAATAAAGAATTATACCAAAAAGACCATCTTTCAGCTCTTAAACTATTTCAGTTAGAGGTGGTTCGTAGGGGTGATATGAAAAAAACGGAGGTAAAACATAATGTGTGATTGTAATAAAAAGAAGGTGAATGAACTCGCTGTAATGAGTATTTCAAAAAGTTCTATAGTAAATGATGTGCGGAATTTAGTATATAGTAATGCCCCAATATTCACATCTGGTGTACAAAGTGACGCTTCCAAACAAAAACAGATTGATAAATCTAAAAAAACTGGTAAAACGCAAATGAGTTGGAGTAAGGCCAGAGAAAATATGGTAAAAGAGTTAATACCATTCGTTATTGATTTATATAAAAAATATCTTTCTCCTATAATAATAAGAGAACGTGCTTTTATTGGTGAGATAAATAGAGAATTAAACTTAAAAGTTTCTACACTATTAAAGAGTGAGTTAGGACAATTTAAAACTGGAAGTCCGGAGCATCAATTTGCGGTTATGCACATTTTAATGGGTGCTCTTAAATATGCAAAGTTCAATTTACAGTCAAAAAAAGTTCCTATTTTGTTTAAGGGGGCCAAATTTGATAGTAATTTAGAGGGTGAAGAGTGGGCAACAAGCGTATTAAAGACAATACGGGGGTATGAGGCCATTGGAGTTAAGATAGCAAAAT